GTATGTAGAATACCTCTATTTGCAATATAACTAAAAATATATGTTGTTTATTATTTTTGGATATGATAATATATTTTAGCACATGGCGGCTATGGTGAAGTTGGTTAACACACTGGATTGTGGCTCCAGCACTCATGGGTTCGAGTCCCATTAGTCGCCCTTTAATATATGTAGAAAACTCGCTTAAATAGTGAGTTTTTATTATGTTCTTATACTTTTAGCGAACAATTTGGCGAACAATTGCTATAAATACAAAAAAGGCCTACCCTCGCAACGAGAGTAGGCTTTCAATTACTTCAAATCTTCTTCTGCTTTTGCTTCGTTGTACTGTTTCGTGGACACATGGAGCAATGCACCTAAGAAAGTATCGACTGCCATGATCGTTCCACTGACTTGCTGTGGATATGGCAAGTCCCATAATCCGGCAAGCGCCAAGTACAATACCGAACATGCCGGCAGAATCGTAAGTGCAACTTCTTTTAATACGTCATAAGTCTTGTTGTTTTTAATAAGCATTTTCTTTTCCTCCTATATTTTGTTTCTTAAATAATTTGAGATTGCATTACTTGCTGTTTTGATCGCATCTGCATCACCGTTTGCGATGGCAGAGATTTGTGCCAACTGCAAACGGCTCATCTCTTTTAAATCAAGCAATTGTTCGGTCATATCATCACGATCCGTTTCTAATTTGCATATACGTTTTTCGTGGTCATCTAATCGTGCATTCTGTTTTTCTTCAGGTTGTTTGAATTTAACAGTCCATCTTTCCAGTATTGCTGTAGCACCACCGACTGTAACGATAGAACCAGCGATCCAAAAGATAAACGTGATTATCATTTCACCATCAAATTTTGGCATCATACGTATCACCACCTATCTAATACGAATTGTCTTGCCTGCATAAATCAGATCCGGATTAGCAATTCCATTAACTTCTGCCAACCACTGCCAAGAAACACCATGTGTTGCTCCGATGCCCGATAGCGTATCGCCATCTTGGATTGTGTAGTATTCTTCATCGCTCGTATTAGCAACTGGTTCACCACTGACGATGATTTCTTGTCCAGCGTAAATCTTATTCGGATCAGCAATCCCGTTGATTTCTGCTAAGTGTTGGTATGTTGTTCCAAACTTAGCCGCAATTCCTGACAATGTATCGCCATACTGTGCCACATAAACGTTAGATGATGTTGCAACTGGTGATTGTGCAGGTGATGGAACATAATCAGTTGGTCTATCTGCTGTAACACCTGTACGGTAAATACTAGGATTTACAAAGATTACATTCTCATCTAATGTTCCATAGTTAGAAGTATACTGCTGGATAGTACCGTAAGCTGATGTATCAACTGTATGACTTCCATCGTTGTTACCCCAAGCCGCTACCCACTTATCGTATGGATCACATTCAGGTGCAAGATATCCAAGCCAAGAAAGTGATGTATAGATGCCTGTATAGTACCCTGCAGCTGCAATTACATCACAGAAAGCTTTAGACATAGGTGCGATATTGTCATGTGTAATGTATACACCACTGTTAACCTTGTAATGGTCTGCATCTTCCATGTCTAGCCATACGCCAAGCCCAATATCCACGCCGGCAATGATGGATAAGAAGCGTTGTGCTTCTTCGATTGCCTGTGCTGTGTTTAACGCATAGGAATAGAAGTAAACACCGATTGTGATGCCTAATCGTTGGCATTCTGATACATGTCTTCTGAATGAATAGTCTTCACGGCTAGCAACGCCGGCACGCAGAATTGCATATCCGCCAGCGTATGGTTTAAAGTCGAAATTTGCCTGATGTTCTGAAACATCAGGCACGTTATAAATTCTTCCCATTTGTTTATTCTCCTTCCTATTTTTCATCTGCATAGCAAATGTTCTTTGCTTTGCAATATACATCTACATAGGTTTCGTTCTTGTCGCCATTGTGAGTTACCTCGCAGTAGTCAGCCTGTCCATTTGCGGACGACTGTAAAACGTTGGTACTGACAAGTGCTTTCCAGTTTTGAAGGGTCTTGCAAAACCAAACAACAAAACAATCTTCCGGTTTAACCTCAACAAGATTTACTTCTGTCATTGCCTTTGCTGCTAATTCTTTTGCTTTTTCAATCATTTTTCTTTTTCCTCTTTCTTTCTATCTAAAAAGGCGACTGATTAAGCCGCCTTAATAGCAAATATTAATTAATTTTTGCGAACAGCATCTCAATAATCACTGTTCCGGCTGGAGAGTCCCAGTTTTGGTATGGATTGTAAACTAATAAAGTAACGCTATTCCCTGTAACACCTCTACGTTGAGAAACTAACGCTTCATTAATCGTTGTGCCTAAAATGCATAATAAACGATACCCACTTGGTACTGTGTAATTAATTGTTGCATTATACCCAGTTCCTCGTGGTAAGGGTTGGTATGTTCCGGTGAATTGTTTTACGATAAGGCTTTGACTGTTAAAGCCTCCACCACCAGTTGTAGGTAGATTGGAAAGTGCTGTATCAAGTGCCTTTAGATCTTGTGCAATTGTATTGCTTGCCTTGATTGCTTTTCCATCTTGCTTATCCCCTATCTTATCAAGTATCCCCTTATCCGCTTGTTTCAGCGTTGTAAGGTTGTTTGTAATGTCTTCTTTTGCTTTAGAAACATCTTTATTCAGTTGCCCTGTTACGCTTTCTAGCGCTGTTATTTTAGGATTGATTTTAGTAACATCATTTTTTAAATCATTGATTGAAGTTTTAGCACCCGAAACATCTATTTTTAGTTGACTGATGTCCCTTTTGTTTGTGGTGTTATCTTCTTTTAGATTTGAAATGTCCGTTGTTGCCGTTGCAAATTCACCTGTTTTGAATGTGCTGAATGCGTTGTTTGCTTCTTCGATATCATCACTGTTCTTCTTGATGCCGCTGTCCATTTTATCCAGGTTTTCAGCGGTTAGTGGTGTGCTTGCATTTGGCGAGTTTTGCCACCCAATTTTAGTGTAACTCATTGTCTTCCTCACTTTCTTCAATCATGAAACTTAATGCTTCAACTGATGATAAAGGCATGTTCAACGCTTCAATCTCTGACAGTTTTACCATCTTAATGTTCACGTCCACCTCTTCGTTGTTCAACTCGTTTATTTCTTTCAAGCATTCGTCATAGTGTGGGTTATCTGTAGTTACTTTCCCACTATCTGAATACTTGGAAATAACAGTGTTGATTGTTTCCTGAATTGGTTCACATGCCTCTGTTAAAGCCCTTTTATTTGCGTTAATTCGATACGCAACCTTAACGGGCATCGAAATTGCATTAAGTTTATTTATTTCATTTACAATGCCGATTATTTTACCTATTTTGAAATTCATTGTCCGTAACTCCTATCACATAATATATTCCGTCTTTATAGTAAAATTTCAGTTTCCCATTTCCACCAACAGTTGCCAGCGTTACATACTTGCTTCCACTATCTCTATATAAGCCAATGTTTCTATCGCCTATCGAAAAATAGTCAGAACCAAGTCGCAATGACTCTTGATGCCCAGTGATACCACCAGTTATCTGAATGTCATTCCTTGCCTTATCACCAGCTGCATGGAACCACGTATATATTCCTGTTCCATTATCGTCCGTTCGAGAGATAGTGAATTCGTTTGCGCTGATTGTAAAGTCGCCATTACCCTTAAATAAAATACCGTGAGTATTGTTAAATGCATCAGTGTTTCCAGTTGCCGTGATGTATTTATCGCCATTCCTGAATGTGATGCTAGAACCCTCGATATTACTACCGAAGATATCAACCGCTGTAATCGTGCCAGTCTTGATGTTGCTTCCGTTAATAACTGTGCTTCCCTCTTCTGACAGACTGTTGAACGTTACATAGCCGCTCAAATCTATATTGATTGCTTGTATATCAATCTTTTCGGCGGACTGTTTATAGCTGGAATTTATCTGTGTTATCAATCCATCTTTCTTAACATAACTTTTTGCTTCCAATTCGATTTGTTCCGCTGTTGTAGCAATCTTGGTGTTCAACTTGATAATATCTTCAGCGTTCTTGCTTTGATAATGTCTGATGTTTTCAGCTTGCAACACAATTTTTTTATTAGTCTGCTCGATATTTGTTGTGTTTGTTTCTATCTTCTCTTGCAGATACATCGACTGTTGGTTGAATGCATAGATTGCTTGATTGAACTGGTCGTCTTTGATTGGATCTTTGTACTTGATTGTACCGTCCTTATACGTGTATTTGAACCGTGTCAAGCGGCAATAACCGACTCTGTCATACGGCTCCGGTTGCCAGCCTTTATTGTGCTTTGTGACTGGATATAAAGTATAACTTGGCAATAAATCAGCACTTGGATAAATGTAATCGTCTAATGGCTCTGTGACAGAAAGCGACTCAAAGTACTCAGGTTCAATGGATATAACCGAATTATCACTTAAATTGATAATCGTTACATCGTCCGCTTGGACCGCAAAATGTGTAACTATCTTTTCCCACATCTGTTGCCCTACTGGTACGCTTCCAAGTGGTGTTTTTGTCCACCCACTATCATTTACATCAGGCTTTGTTCCGTTGTTATACAAGAAAAAATGCTCAATGCTTACGACTCTATCGGAAGTTGTACCAACGTTTTGAATTTTAGATTTTAATGTTTCTATCGTGTTTTCCATTTCGTGTACGTTCCACGATAAGACTTGAATTTGCTTAGCAGATGATACCGTCTTTTTTTGTTCCTTTTTACCCTTTGCTTCGACCGTGTCAGCAAGTAGATTTACATCGCTTAATTCACGGCTAAGAATAGGGAATGTAGCCACGCTGCCCTTGAACGTTGTAACTGTCACCCAGTCGCCAACTTCAAGATAAGGAAGACTCTTATATGATGCCTTACAAGGCTTGTATGCTTGCCATTTATACGCCGAAAAGAGTTTATCCGATATAGACTTCATCTGCTCTGTGGAAAGCCCAAATAAGAGCGGATTTGCAAGTATTAGATACGTGTTTCCGTCTTCATTTCCTGAAGATACGCCCAAATCCTTTTCACTCGACTTGATAGAGAGCTTTTCAATGGCTTTCGTTTCTTCATCTGAGATTGTCGCATCGTTGAAAAGTCTTGTGTACGGTATTTCCGTTGGTGTCTTATTAGGGTTGATTGCTTTCAACTTGCCTGTTCTTGACATACGGAAGAAAGTACCGCTTGCTTCTTGGATATATCCCAGTAATTCACTAGCCTTTAAGTTTTGGAAGTATGTTGTTTTAGTAACTTGCATGTCTGAGTTTGTCCATGCGTTGGGTAGTTCTGTTAGAACACCAACACGCTCACATAACTTAATCAGCAAGTCTTTAAGACTCAAAGGGAAAACAAGTTGCGTATTCCACCAATCCGAAACATCAGTATCAACAAACTTCTTCAAGTCATCGTAACATTCAATGTCCGTTGTGTAGTCGGTTGATAACTTTGCATTCGTGATTGTATACACGCCCAAATCTAATTCATCTTGCTTTGCTGAAACACGTTTACCGACTAAGCCCGTAACGTTGCCATCTTCATTAGCAATCGTGACTTTAAGTGATGATGCTTCAACACTCGTCAGATCTAGCGTGTCCTTTGAACAAAGCGACTCTTTGATTTTAAGCGAACCGCTTGTAAAGTCTTTGTTTGTGTATGTTGTTCCCGCTATGTTCAAAACAATATCAGGCGGTAGCAAATCGCCTGTGTATTTTTGCTTCAAATTGTCTGAAATATTTAGCATTTGCTACCTCCTAAACTTCAATAAATGAAAGGGCAACGTCCAAATATGCGACATCGCCCGTATTCTTGTCTGTAACTCGTTTTTTATAGGTGAGGTTAGCGCCAGTATATACCGTTCTAACCTCGCCTGATATGCTTTCAAACGTATATGTTCCTCGCATATCTTTTCGGCAAAGGTTCTTTAAGTTCTCAAATTCCGCCTTTGATAACCAATGCCATTTCAGTTTTTCTGATGTAACATCACGGCGCAAAATTACAAAGTGTAAATTGCCAGCACCGTCACGCCAACTCTTCCCGTGCATATCTTCGCCCGTGCAATCAGGGTCGGTGTCAGGTGTTGGCAACGATACGCCGTTAATTTTGTATCCTATTTCTGCCATGTTACCTCCTAACCTAAAACAGTCACAGGGTTTTCACCTGTTCTGTTAGTTTCTTCGATAATGTACGAAACAGCCGCCTTGCCAACGTCTTCGATTAGCAGGTTCTTTTCCTGTACGACTCTGATAAGTGTAGCCAACATGTTAACCACGTCAGCGTTGCCACTTCTTTCATCCATAACTGAGCGCATAGCATCTTGAATTGTTGATAATGGTGCTTCAATGTTTGTTCCGCTCTTTTGGTCACCCAATACAGCCAAGAATTCATGATTGGCTGGAATAACCGCACCACTTGCAAGATATGGAATACTTGGAACACCGATATATGGAAGCCATGAGAATGGTGAAGCACCCATAATGGAGAAGTTTCTAAGCCCGTTTAGTGCGCCGTTGATTGCGTTGAATGGAATAGAAACAACTGTATTAATGCCGCTGATCAAGTGATTAACAATACTCCTGAATGTGCTAGCAATTGCCGATGTAATGCCTTGGAAAATAGCACCGCCAGCGCTGAATACGTTCTTAACAGCCCTCCACGCGCCGCCAAATACGTCACCGAACCATTGAGCAACATTGCCAAACACTTGTTTGATACCGCCCCAAACGCCGCCAAAGAAGCCTGTAACGCCACTCCATACGGCTTTAATGCTATCCCATGCAGAAGTGAACATCTTGCAAATGCCGTTCCATGCCTTAGATGTACTCTTTGATATGCTTTCCCACGCTTCAACGATAAACTTCTTCAGGTTTCCAAATATTTCATCAAACCACGCTTTAATATCTTCCCAAATTTCTTTTATACCGTTCAGCATTCCTTGCATTAGGAATTCACCAAGTTCAGCAAAGACTGTAGATGGTGAGTGAATACCGAAATGCTTCTTTACAGCATCAATAATCGGCTTACATACGTTATCCCAAATCCAAGCGGCGATGCCTGTTATGGCGTTCCAAATGCCTTTAAGAATTCCCATGATGATGTTTGCGCCAACGCTTCCATAGTCGCTCTCATCAATAAATCCTTTGAAGTAGTTATAGATGCCATCACACACTGAGCCAACAATGCCAACTAGCAAATCAACAGCCGCTAATAGTGCATTCGTCATGAATGTTACAAAACTAGAAGCAATACCTCCAGCATCAAGATTGCTGAAGAAGTCAACAATTGAACTTACGATAAATTCACCCATTTTAGTCCAGTCGTAACTCTGTAACCACTCGCTTGCTTCATCGTATGCACCTTTTAAGAAGTCAGAAATAGACTTCGCAATCTCACCATAATCAAGCCCAGCGATAAAACCGATTAAGGTATCGAAAATAGCAAGTGTCTTGCGAACCAATAACCGCCCAAGAACGCCGAAATCAATGTTTTCAATAGCGTTGTTGAATAGTGTAGCCAAGTCTGTACCGATTGCCTTAAAATCAATCGTCTTCAGCGTGTAATACAACGTCTGAATAACGCCGTCTATACCCTTTCCGACATTCGTACCTATACCAGCCCAATCAATGCTGGCAAAGGCTTCGTTTATCTTCGTTCCGATGGTAGTTCCTAGCCCTTTCCAGTCTGCATCAGTGATCATCTTCCATATGCCATCTAATGCGCCTGTGTCCACGGTTTCAAACATGGTATCTAGTCCTTGTGTTCCACCACTTCCACCACCGCTTCCATCGTTAGACTTAGCGGATATATCGTTGATTTCATCAATACCAGCCAATGCGCCCTGTTCTTCTTTCAATGCCTTTGCTGAGTCCCTAGCCGCCTTTGCCATCTTCTTTTGTTCGCTTGATACGCTTGCAATACTCTTTTTAGCGACAATGTACGAACTGGCACCCGTTAGCACAGCAAAGAAATGAGCCACAGCGTTCGCCGCTGATGTAAACCAATCAATGATTTGTGACAATACAGGCGCTAATGCGTTTACTAATGGCGCTACCATTGCGCCTAATGAGTTAGCAAATGCACCTGTACTCATTTCTAACCCATCCATAGAAGTTTTTAACGCTTCAGAGTATTCAACAGCATGTCCAAATCCCTGTGTAATACCTGATAGTACTTGCCGCATTGCCATTCGCAAAGCAAGCAATTTGAACATGTTACCAAGTGAGAAAATCGACTTTCCTAACGACTTAGCAAAGGAATTTGTTTTGCTTTGTTCCTGGTTAAACCCTAACAGGCTTTTTGTAGCACCTATCACGCCACCTGACAAAGCATTGATAACTTTTCCAAGCGATGTGCCAGCGTTACCTAATGCACCTTTAAGTGAAAACTTAGGTGCTTGCCCTTGTGGCATCGCATCTTTTAGCGATGTCTTAGGCAATGAAGCAAGTTGTGTTTTAACATCTTCAATACTGTTTCTTAGTCTTGATGCTTCACCATCTGCTTCGGATAGCGCTTGCCGTAACTTGTTATTCTTAAAGTTTCCCTTTTCCCATGCGTTATACAGTGATTTTGAATTGTTTTCCGCTGTTTTAAGCTGTGATTGCAAATCCTTTAATTCAGCCTTTAACTCAGATGCGCCCTTTTTGAATTCTGACGTGTCTATTTTTGTATCAAATACAATTCCACCGTCTGACATTAAAAACCTCCTTTCTACTTAAAACGTTCATTGATCTTGCGTATTTCTTCTTTTTCTGCTTCCGTATAAACAGTCTTAAAATCAATCAAATCTTTGTTGTCCTTGTAAAAGTCTTGTTCCCACTTTTCCAGCTGTTTATGTTTCGCTTTTTTCTGTCTAATATTCAAAACATTAGAAAAAAGTCCCTCTTGGATTTCGTTGAAATATCCTAAGAAAGACCACCAATGCAAATATGACTCTGTACGTACTTCTTTTCCGGCCACTCTATTTATGGCGCTGAAAATCATTTGTTCATCTTGTTCCCAGTCCATTAGTTTTGGCTTGTGCATCGCTTTGGAATAGTCCTTGCCACCGTCCATGAACCATGAGCATTGCTTGATTGCTTCTTCCACGTCTTCGCGTTCCAAGTTCTCAAAGCCCACAAGCGCATCGACCATGATATAAACCTTTTCCCTGTCCGATAGTTCGACATCATTGCATGCAACAAGCACTAATAGCGCCGTTCGGAAGTCCGTTTCTATGTGTAATTCCTTACCATTTACCGTGATAGTTGTCGGTAATTGCCCTATCATTTCTTCTTATACGCCTTACGATACTTTTCGATGTTCTTTTGCATCTTCTTAGTTTCTTTTTCGATAAATGGCTTTATATATTCTGCGAAAGCCGTCATGAAGTTATTGAAAATAGTGTTCCCGTTACTCATTGATAAAGGGTTCTGTTTTCCGAATACGATTTCACTTGCGCCCTCATAGAAAATGCTGTCAAATTCCGTGCGCATTTCTTGGTTAATTCTGCGTACAGTTTCAGCAATTTCAGGTACAGTTGCTTCACCGTCACTTGTGATTGTTAGTTCTTCGCCTAGTGTTTTGATTTGGTTTTGGAAGTTGTCTGCTACATGTTGAACACGATCTAAAATTCCAATGTCACGGACATTCACTCTTAAAACTCTGTTCTTATCGTTGTTGATGGTGATTTCTTCAATACCATCATCAAAATTAATATTCATCGCCATATTGTTGGTTTCCTTTCTTAAAATAAAAAAGGCGGTTTTTATTACCGCCTAATTAGTTACTGTCAGCCGTGAAAGCGTTAGTTGTTTCGTTAAACTTACCTTTCTTGCGCTTGCCTGTATAGTGTACGTCGAATGGGATTTGGTATCCGTCACTCTTACCACCATACTTCTTCACTTCGATAAACACTTCTTCTTCATACGCAACGTATGCGCCAGTAGTGCCATCCCAAGTGTGTACTTCAAGTACTGTTGTTTTAACATCGTCTAACTTCTTGCGATTATCAACAATATCCTGTAAGAATGTGTATAATGCATTCCCTTTTTCAGCATAGTATGTATCGACTGAGCTGGACGGGTCATAAGAAGATACCTTGACTGAGTTCTCGCCTAAGATGTTTTTCTTCTTTGATACTTCAGCATTAAGAGTAATGTCGTACTCTTCTAAGTCCTTACCGATACGAACATACTTCGCTGTTGTTTCCTTTGGCGTTGCATTGATGTAATGTGCTAAGAATTCGCGTGCAATAGCGCCATTTGTCTGTGTTTGTGTTGCTGGCTGTGGCATTTTCTAGCCCTCCTTTACTTGTATATTGTGTAATCCACACCGATTTGAATTTGGTATGTGACACCGTCGTTTATATCCCCACTTGGAACGCTGAACAGCAAGCCATTTCCGGCACTAATCTTAGTGATAGTCCCGTTCTTTGCTTCGCCGTTTACGTCTTCGGTTATCGCTATGTTTTTAAGTTGGTTCAGGTAATAAGTAAGCGACAATAGAAAGCCGCTATTGTTCAAGCGGTCATAGTCTTCATACGCTTTTTTATCAGCAAATACACTGAAGTTGATATGATACTTCTTATTGCCTAAGATGTCCCCACTTACTAGCGATGTGCCTAGTGGATATACGCCTGTGTCCATTTCCCTTTTGTCACCCAGTGACATGTAATCAATGTGGATATTGTCGTTAAATTCGTCCATTAAAGGACAGTCGGTTAAAATCTTCTTTACTGTTTCTATTACGTTCATTTGACAAATCTTCCTTTCGCTAATCTTGCGGCGGCACGTCCTATGCTTTCGCCGTGGTCTTTCATCGCCCTATCGAACCAATGAGAACCGGCCAAAGCGTTTTTAGAAGTGTTATAGTTCAATGTTCTACCGTTTGGGTCGAGTATTTTAGCAACGCCCTTGCGACTCCAATGTCTGCCCGTTCTAGCATCATAGAATGAGCCTTTTAGGGTGATAGGGTCAACAAATAGCACACCATAGTACTGGTAACGTGCATATGGTGTGTTCTGTCTGATTTCCCCTGAACCGATAACAGTTTGTGACATCATCGCATTCTGTAACACGCCATTCAGATTAGGCATGTATGGCAATGATTGCCGCATAACTTCATTGTCTATAAACTTCTGAACCTCACCACCGTCATTGAGTCCATGCTCAGCTAGTAATTGCTCAACTTCTTTAAAGTGAACCTTGCCAACTATTTGCATGATACTTCCCAATGCTGCATCGACTTTGAACCGTACTTTTTATAGTCCGCTTTCATAATCGTAAATGCGCCAGCCTTTACCAGCTTATCCATACTTTCAGATTGCTTGCGTGCATCTGTGGTATCAATCTCGATAGCACAATCACCCTCAAGCATGAAGTCTTTGCCTTGGGTAAACTGTAAGTCTGTGTGTCCTTGAAATAAGCAAAAGGAGCTTTCGTCATACGTGCGCCCTTGCTTGTTCATGCTTGCGATGCTTGTATTTGTCAAAAAGCACTTATCAATAAAGACTTTTTTATAACCGTTGCTTTTAAGATAAAGGGTACATGATGTATTTGTGTACATGATCATATACCCCTGTATAAATAGCCCGTTTTACCTAACCATTTTTTAAGAATGCTAGTCACTTTTAACGTATAATCACGCTCGATTTCAATGTTTGAATTGCCTTTATAAGTGACTGTGTATTCTCCGACTTTCTCGCTTGCAACGCCTAGCGGTACGCTTTCAGAATTGCTATTTGACTGGCTGAATTGTACTTCTGCCAATTCACACATAGCCTGCTTCATTTCTTCAATCGGTTCACCGTCAAAGTCAAACTTAATTCTGTTCAGCATCTCGTTGCTGGCTTTGTTAGCGTAAAATTTGAATTCGTTTTCAGGTATCAAAGGGCTTTTTCCTAATAGGTATTGTTCTTTATAAAACTGGTAGTCAGCAAATATCATGCACCCTCCTTTTTACTTCTTCTCTTTTGGTTTCTTTTCGTCTTCCGCCTTATTTTCTTCCGCTGGTTCTACTTTTAATTGTTCATCAATAACGGTGGACAATTCCCCATTACAGAGAATTTGCCCGTTACCGTTAAAGAGTACGCCATAGATTTTAGCCATTGGTTAAGCCTTTGCGTGAGAATAAATGGCGGATTTCTTGTTATCGTAAACTTCGTTTACACCATATAGATGGAAGAAGAATTTCCACCAGTCGCCATCCTGATTTTCTTCAGGTGTGACAATCTTATTTACAAGGTTCTTTGTAAACTGGATGAGTGCGGATGGGTGAACAATTTGGAAGTTTAGATCCTTACCTGCTGTTGCCTTTTCATATCCGCCCTTTTCTTCACCCGTCTTACCTGATAATGACTTGATTGCTGTTACAAAGCGTGACTGTGGTACAGGAATGATACGTGAGAAACGTGACAATACTGCACGGCTCTTTGTTGTATCCATGTCATTTACCAATGCCAATCCGTCCGGTGTAATGTATAAGATACGTCCTTCCATTGGCACTTCGGCATTATCCATATCAACTGTAGCCTTTGAAATAGCCTTTACCCAGTCTTCGCCAGTTGCAAGGTTAGCATTGACAGCAGGTGTACCCTTAGCGCAATAAGTTGCAAAGCGTGTCGCATCAACTTCAGGCACTGCCTTAGTTCTGATGAATTCAGAAGATAATTTGCCAAAGGCAATTCCCGCTGTTTCCACGTTATCCATGTTATCAACTTTGAACACACGCGCACGGTCAAAGTTAGGCTTCTTTGTTTCAAAGTCTAGTGTTACCGCACCCTCAGGATAACCATCTGTACGGCTGTATTCACCTAATCCATCCATTTCAATCTTTGGGATTAAGAATTCCTTGCCGTTGTTTGTCATTTGTACAAGTGATGTGTTTGTGTCAAGAATAGATGTTAAAGACACTTGCTTATAAAGCTCGTCTAAAACTGTGATGTAAGATTGAAATAATTTAATACTGTTTGGCATTTTGCTTTCCTCCTATTTTTTCTCTGTTTTTACGCCCATGATGGAGCGTGCAAAATCAAGTCCTGTATCCCCGGTGCTTCCGTTGCCCTGTGTGCTTGATACAGGATTTTTTACTGGCTCATTGGAAGTGAATAAGTAATCATGATCCTTTTTGACTGCTTCAATAGCGCTCTTGATGTCTGTTTCTTGGTTCTGAGAAGTCTTTAATGCTTCAACGTCCAAGAATGGAATGATTGCTTTTGCTTCACGTCCTCCAGCTGTTGCGACTGACTTTGTTAATAAATCATTGAAGTTTCTATCAGCGATTTGTTTTTCAAAATCTGCTTTCTGTGAAGCAAGTTTCTCGTTTAGGTCGCTAACTTGCTTGCTTAGTTCTTCAGGCTTCAACTCTTGCAATTTCTTTAGTTCAGCCTGTGTGCTTGTAAACTGTGCTTTGTAATTTTCTAGTTCTTTTAGTTCTTTCTTGGCGTTCTCTAATTCGCCCTTTGCACCGTTTACGTCTAAGCCATTCATCTTAAAAACTTCGTTGATTTGTTCCTCTGTGAGTCCCAACTTTTGTAAATCTTCTTTTTTCATTTCTTCCTCCTGTTAGGCGTTGTTAAAGCAGGTCGCCAATCTGCTAAGAGTTGCTATTTAAGGCATAGTTGCCAATAGAAAAAAGCGCATATAGCGCTTTAGTTCCCTTTCGTGAATACTCTTGCCATTTCTTCAGGCAAGCCCATTGCTTTCGCAAAGTCTTTGTATTCGTTATATGTTGCTGTTCTTCTATTCTTCATGATGGTAACGTCTGCCTTATCAGCGTTTCCCATCTTCAATAACTCTATTCGTTCGTCCTGGACACGCATTCGTCTTTCTAATGCCCGCATGCGCTGTGTTGCTTCGTATAGAGTGTATTCCTTGCCGCCGTATTCGTGCGTTTCTAGCGTTCTTTGGTACAGTTTGGATAATTCCTCGTCCGTATATCTTCGCTTGCTAAAACCACTTACAAATGGCATGTAATGGTGATAACAGTTCACACCACATAGTCCACCAGCTTCACCTAGTCCGCAAATGTCTATGAGTTGCTGCTTGGTGTATATCTTGCCTTGCCATAGTGCATGCGATGGTCTAGCCGTTGGGTGTGCTGATACTTCAAATAAATCTGTGTGTAATTTCTCTGCGTTATCATCTTCAATCTTTGCCGTAACTTGTCTTAACCCAGTCATTACGGCACGTCTTACGGCAACATCAACACGATCATGTCGCCCACTTTCGTATTCGATGTACCGTACACCACTAGCCGTCAATTCATTTACGGCCTTTTTTAGCGCTGTATTGTAATCAAATACGCCCGTTTCTACTTCAATAAGGGTTTTATTAAGTAACTCGCCATAGTACCCTTGTACGCTTTTAAATTGCCCGTTTACCGTAAAGCCTAATGCGTTGGTGATATTGCTGATGTCTGATAGCGTTTGCTTCTGTACGGCTTCCATCAGTTGCAACAGTTCTGCATTTTCTGAAAGTGGTACAAAGTCCACGCCAACGCCTTTATATAACGTTTCATCGCGTGCATATCCATCAGCAATCACACGCTCATACAATTCTTTCATCTGTGCATCGGATAAATATAAAGCGTGCTGTATGAGTTTTCTATAGTCCTTATTAAAGCCATTCAACTGTGACAAGCGATATAGTTCATAATCCGCTGTACGTGTGATATGTCCAGCCTGTTCAATTCGCCTGATAATGTCAGCAAGTATTTCACTTTCCAACCGTTGCATTGATTGCGCTAGAAATTCAGGGACTTTCTTAAGGTCGTTTTCACTGAACATTAAGGTTGTTCACCCTCTGTCATCGTTCCCCTGATTTCTGCAATCTTGTATGTGGCTGTCTTTTCGTCTTCCCCGTACCACTTCATGCGATACTCGACAGGTGACATGAAGCCACTTGCAACATCAATTCTATCTTGTGCGCGTTCTGTATCTTCGTCCGTCTTAACTGAGTCATGGAATGTACAGTTAAAACCAAAGTCAGTTGTTATCATGGCCTGATAGAAAGCGATAGCATATGCTAGATCTTCCAGGCAATCTCTTAGGTTTACTTGGATTGCATTTACCATATTGTACTTACGGTTCTTACTTGCCTTGATTTCTTCGGCTGTCTTTTCCACGCTTTCATTCTTGGACAAATCGCCATAGGCAAGGCAACAATTAAATTCAACTTGCCGCTTGTATTCATTAAGTCCGGTTATGTATGATGCATCACGCATCGCCGGACTAAATTCACTTAGTGTCTTATCGCCGTTAGTTGTATCAGGGTCGTATGGAATGAGTAAGCGTTCCTTACTCTTTGGCATCTTAAATGAGCCATCTTGCTTCTTTTGTACTGCTGTATAATCTGCAAAGATAAAGCGTTCACCACTCGCATATTCCCAGTCTAAACGCCCAAATTGCTGGTCTGCTTTCTTGATTTGCTCGATAGCCTTTTCAAAGATTGAAACACCATTCTTACTCTTATCAATTCGATTAGGAATAGGGTTTCTGTAATAGCCAAAGTCCATACGTTCCATGCCCTTATAAAGAACATCGTCGTATAGTTCAGCCCATTCATCGACTGTGGATAAAGGTACTTGGTTTCCAACATCGCCATTATTGCCTTTATACGCCTTGTTTTGAATGCGCAATCCATCCGGTGTTAGTTCGTGGAATTCAAAACGATAGTACTTGTTGTTTTCATCAATTTCTTTGATTTGAATGAACGCAACCTTTAAGAGTCGCCCATCATCACCAAACTCAAAAGGGATAATTCTGTCAGCTGGTATATATTCAAAGTTTCCTGTATCGCCAATAGGCTTTACCACCATAGCACCCAAGCCAAGCCCAGTTTGAAAGTGTTCGTTGAAGTTCTTTAGTGCCTTTTTATACAAAACGTCCAGCTTATCATTATCCAAACTGGTTTCCATTTCAGATAAGGTCACGTTTGCAAATTCCGAACATACCGCGCTTTCTAGCCCCAAACTTTTAACGCCTGAATAACTTTCTGCTGAGTCAATCCACGGCGCTTTTCCGCATAGCATATCGTCCCACAATTGCATTCTATTAATCATGGATTGCGATAAAATAACACGCTTTCCCGTCAATTTTTCCAGTTGTGTGTTTCCAAACATTCTGTTAAAAGCCTCCTTTATAAAATCTATAATCTTTCTAAGTATGTTCATCATTGCCCTTTCTTCTTCCACACAGGGTTCAATGCGTATCGTACGCTGTCTATACTGTGGTTATCTTTATCAGGATAGCCGCTAACCACTTGCCCGTCCTTATCACGCATGTATTCATAGTGAGTGAATTCCATTGCCGCATTAGGGCATCTCTTGCTATCTATCACGATTTCTTTTAGTGAAGATAGCCACTTCATAGAATATGCAACACTTCCGGCGCCTTTTTCTGCGCCACGTGCTGAGATGCCAAATGCCCGCAAGTCAGCAATTGACTTATTTTCGGCGCTATCACACGTTACAATCTCATCGCCAATCTTAAACTGGTCCTTGAGTATCTGTGCCACGTCTTCATTAGGCATCTTATTCGCTCTGAATTCTGCGTAAATGTACAACGTCATGTGTGCGCTATCGTAACAGCAACGCGTGAAGTTTAACGGGTCAGGAAACCAGCCCCAGTCAAGCCCGTTGTATGTATAGTTGAAGTTGTTTATTTCTTCATCGGTGATTTCTCTGATAGTCACGTTTTCAAATACGTTACCACCAGTACCATTCACCTTACCCAAGTACTCATTTTCATAAGCCTTAGGATTGATTTCCTTTAATGCTTCCGCTTCGTCTAGCCAGTTCTTACCCAGCCATTCCTTTGGTACGTCTAAGTAAGTGGAATGATAGACTTTCATTCCGGCTTTTTCCGTTAGCACGTACTCATTAGCCCAGTTGTTAGCCGTCTTTGGTGGGTTAAATGACTTGAATATCCACGCTTTATCACCACCACGCACGGCTGACTGTTCTATGTTTCTGACTGTTTCGCTACCATAGAATTGGTCTAATTCTTCAAACCACACAATAGCGATGTATCCTTTTTCTGCTTTGATGGACTTAATCTTTAACGGGTCATCTGCTCCACGGAAAAATATTTTTTGTCCCGTTGCTATACGTGTGATTTCTAACGGTGACTTCGTGCATTTATACTCATTGCTCAAGCCCAGCTTATCAATCCCCCACTTCAACTGGTTATAAACTGAGTCTTTGATTGTGTTGGACACTTGCCGCAACACTAACGCATTGTAATTTTCATCTTGTTCCATTAGATCTATGACAACTAATGCGATACATGATGACTTCGTGCTACCACGTCCACCCTCATTGACAAACTCGTGGACTTCATGGTGGTAAACGTCCCAAATGAATTGAGAAAAAGACGGCGCTATATACAAGGTTGGAATACCCTTATATTTTGTACCGTCTTTCTTCTTATGTTCTGCTTCGTACTGTTCCATCTCGATAGCGTGCTTTTCTTGCTTCATCTTTAACTCTGCACGTCTTATCTTGATGTCTTCTTTATCTGTAAGGCTTTCCCCGTTCACTATTCTATTCACGGCTTCAAACGCCTTAACGTTTCCTTTTCTAGCCTGTGACATCATCGCAACGGCCAGTATCGTTTCTTGTGACTCTATCACCTCAGGCTCAACGCCTAGCGCCTTAGCGACTGTTTCTTTATCCCTTTGTGTTGGTGGCAAAGATAACAGCGCTTTAAACGTTTCTCTGAGTTCTTTTTTGCGTTTTCTTGTCTGTCCTGATTTGATACCACCGTTGCGGCTGATAGCCCTTGCTTCTTCCTTGCTTCTCTTCGTAACTGGAATTAGGTTATCGTGTCCCTTATTTTTTGAAGTTTTGGGCTTGTTTTGGCTCGTTTTAGCCGTCTTTTTGGTTTCCTTGATGTCTTTATCATTTTTCCCCTTTTGGCTCTTATTCGCCATTTCTCGCCCGTCCTTTCTATTTGCTTCTTTGGAAGTCTTTTAGCCACTTCTTGTATTCTTTGCAATTGCGCCCTTTTGTGCATCTGTTTTGAAATCTGCACTTGTGGCACGGGCTTATATGCTTAGTACCTGTAATCATTTAAGAAACTCATCTTTGTGTATGACTGGTCTTTGTCTAAAGCAATGTATGTCTTGTCTTGCTTCTTCGCCGTCTTTAGAAGACTATCAAAGTCATCTTGCTTATCAAATGAATAGTCATCAAATGGCTTTTTGAATGTGTACGGCTTGAAGTACTTTCTATTTAACTTCACGGCCCAGCCACTCATACCCTCACTAAAACTATGTACTGGCTTTACTTGCCAATCCTTTAGATATACAGCTTTGTCATTATCAACTATCATCACAAAGTTTCCTTTGATTGCCTTGATGTTGTTTGTTACTAGAATGATGTTGTCATTGTCTTTCACATGATCAAACTTAAAATACTTGTTTGAACGCCATTCTGTATCCCCGAAAAAGAATTCAATATCCTTTGCTTTGCGCTTTTTAAACATCTCGCTTAGTGAGTTCTTTTTCTTCTTCGGTTCTTCACCAGCTGCTGTGATTAGTTTCGATGTTGTAGGCTCGCTTGTTGCCTTACTTGCTATTGATACATTAGCGCCACGTCCGCCCATGATATTTCCTTTCTATCACTCGTTATAAAATGACTTTGAACGTAATGAATTTCTTTTCCATGTTTTCCCGTTTATAGTGAATTCCAATTTCTTATCTTTTAATGCTGTTTGCATTGCTGTTAAGAGTTCTTTCTGCTCGTTCGCTTTTCTGTTTGTAGCCGATTGTTTCCTTACCTTTTCCATGTAATTTTTTACGGCTTCTCTCTTTTCTAATGCGATATTGCTTTTTTCTCTAATTTTTCCAATATCAAGTTTTGCGCGCCCTGTTGTATATGGATTTGGGGCTTGTACTTGTGCTTTTAATGCATCGTTAGAGAGATTTGTTAATTCTTTTATAGCGTTTTGCTTTTCTGTGTCAGAAATATTTAACTCTCTGATTTCTTTTATATTGTTTTCGTATTCTCTATTGATTGAGTCGCCCATTTCGTAAGCGCTACTTTGATTATTTGCTCGCTTTATCAATTCTTTATTAAGCCCGCCAGCTGAGCCAATGGCTATCTTCGCACCTCTACCACCCATGATATTTCCTTTCTTTGAACATAAAAAAAGCGATAATCACATGACTATCGCTTCTTATAAGTAAGCGCCTTGAGTTGAACAAGGTTCTCCGCAGTGGGTATTCCCATACATCACAGCATAGACCGAACTACCTCGACTTACTATTTTTCGCCCCTATTATCCCACAAAAACTTTACTCTCTCAACCATTTTCTTTTCTTCGGGCGTTAGCGCCGTTGCACCTTTTTTGCCGTCATTTTCGTTATGATTGTACCCATGATGCGTATGTGGTGACAAATCGTTATGTGTGTGACTTAAATCAATCTGCTTTGTTCTCTTGTTGTCGTTATCAAAATAGGTAATGCTAGCAAGTTTATTATTCTTTGGATTGACTGTAACATACACTCTACCTCTTGTCATTGTTTCCATAGGCGCTGTAGTCGCTTTTCCGTCTTTTCTTTGAACAAACTTAATATTCCCTGACTTCAATACCGTTGTGTATTCATCACCGTACGTATAATGATTGCCACCAAGATAATAATCACCTAAACTTGCACCACGTCCGCCCATTTCTTATCCCTTTCCAAAATAAAAAGGTGATAACCCTTATCGGTTGCCACCTATTTTTTCTTTTTCATTCGTTCAGTCACTTTATTTTCAAAGTAAATGACTTTTGTTTCCTGTGGATAGTCATACTCAACTTGCCCACCATATACAAGGATTGTTTCAGGCTTGATCTTCTGTATCATTGCATCAACGCCATTTTTCCATACTTCAAATGCTTCATCTTCTCTTTTAACGCCTATCGTACTGATTGCAACAATAGACTTCTCAGGTATTCCGTCAAAGCAGAATGTGAATGTGTCTTCTTCCGCCCAACTGATTGTAGGTATCACCTTGATGCCTTTGCTTTGCCAGTATTGCCCTAATAAGCGTGAGCGATACACGTTCCAAATCTTCATTGCCATAGGCATATTCATATATAGGCTAAAATCAGGGCTTAGCACGCATTCATACTCGCTCAGCATGTCCACGTATTCATCAGGTCTATTCCATAGGCGCTCAAACTGATAGTCATCAACAAAACAATGAATACCAACATTTTTATTCTTGCTTGTCATCGCATAGTTAAATCCGATTAAGTCGCTTGGAATAAATCCGTCATTGTGTATTACTGGCATCTGATAGAAGCCGTCTGTTTCCGTTTCATCATAGATTTGTAGGTTGTAATGGTTCACCGTGTTCATTCTAGCGTTTTCTTTTTCTTCAGGTTCGCTGAATAAACCGCCTATCTCGTCCATGTCAAAGCCTGTTAGTTCTAAATCATACCCATCATTGCCCAAATCTAATAGCAAATCGGTCAATCTGTCCATATCCCAATAGCCCGTGATTTTATTCAATGCGATGTTCAATGCTTTTTCTTTGTTCTTAGGCAAATCAAGCATCACCACTTCGATTTCTTCAACACCTTTGTACTTCAGTACGTTTAGCCGTTGATGTCCACCGATGATCGTCATGTCTTTATTAACGATAATCGGCTCACTATATCCAAACTCATCAATGGAATTGCTAATCTTGATAAACTCTTCATCATCAGGCTTCAATTCTTTTCTTGGATTGTATTCGGCTGGTAATATGTCACTTATCTTGACTTTTACAAATTCCATTGCGTTCCTTTCTAAAGTAAAAGACTGGAAGAATATAATCAAAAGGAGATTTTATGAGTACATGAGGGGGTTATATTCTCTTGGAAAACAAATGAAGAAAGTCATCTTCCAGTCTATACAGAAAAAACCATGAAATTTCTCTCATGGTTTTTGCCTATTGCCATTATATCATCAAATTAGCGTGGCGATTTCCACAAATCACCATTTATCCAAAATTTGGCAAATCTTTTTATAAACATATCCATGAGAAGTGTATAAGATTTTTGCTATCGTCACATAATCGAACCCGTTCTCGTATCTAAGCCGCAACATTTCTATTTCGCTATCATCTAACTTCTGAAAGAATGTAGCATAGTCCTTATACTCTCTTTCGTATCTGTCATATTCTTTCCGTGTTTCCTCTTCTTCAGCACATAGTGCTATTAGGTTATCGTGAAATATCCTTGTGCCACTTTGATACTTTGCTTCTTCAGGTGATTTGATTGTAGGCGATTTCAGCGTGTTTCCTGATAGCGTGATTGCTAGTTCTTCCAACCTATCGCCTAGTTGCATGATCATTGCGATAGTGTGCCTGAAGCCTTTCATTTTGCCATCTGTGTATTGAAATTTCTCTTTTGTTATCATCTAGACTTCTTATTCCTCGCAATCCTTATCGCTTACAAATTGCACGATACAAAGTATTAACATCAAGATGATTGCCGTTGTTAGTATCCCAAAGAAGAAACCTAACCACAAAATCATTTCACAAATAATCATTATTATTTCTCTCCCAAATTTGCAAGCATGATTTTTCTTGCTTCGATTTCATCATCAATGATTTCTAAAAATCTTTGTGCAACACTTTCAGGAAAAAACTTATAGTCAGAGTCCCAAAAATCAAACGGATTATTGTTGTTCTTACAACACTTTCTTCTGAAAAATTTTATTTCTTTTGTTGTTCTTACAAACCATCCAAATGCGCATGTCTTAGGATTGTATTTTCTCAACTCTTCCAACTGTTCAATTTCTTGTTGCAATCTGTTTCCCTCTTTTAATTGTTCCGGTGTCATTTATCGCTCCAATCTATAATTTTTTAAAACAATTTATTTTCTGGCAAATAATTCATCCATAGGACCTCTGTTCTTCTATTGGACGATTCTGCAAGAGTATCTTTTGTTTCTCTGTGCCAATTTTTCAGGACTGAATTGTACATGTCATTTTCGTATCCTGAAATCATAATTTTTGCAGGATGATTAACAATTTCCCTCAACAATTGCAGATGTTGCTCGTCTGTCATTTCGTGATGATACATGTTGCCTTTTCGCGTACTAAGCAAATAAGGCGGATCTAAATAGATAAACACATCTTCTGTATCATATCTTCTTATCAATTCCAGTGCATCAAGGTGTTCTATCTGTACACCTTTCAGTCTTTCACAGACCGATCTAAATACGTCAGGATATTCGTTCCAACTTTTCGCAGGATTCGGTGATGTTTTCTGCTGTCCAGTTCTAAATCCATTTTTGTATCTGTTCCCAGCGCCGATTGACATATAACACTTAACTGCAAATCTTCTAGCCCTTTCAACATTATCTATCCCTTCAGGATTGCTCCACGCATATTCATATTCACTCCTGCTGTATGCCGTTAGCTCGATTGCACGAATCAATGATTCTGAATCATCTCGCAATGTCTTGAAGAAATTGAATACATCATCGTTGAGGTCATTGATCGTTTCGATGTGCGCCTTTTGTTTCTTATTGAAGAAAATGGCTCCACCACCAAAGAACGGTTCAAGATAAACATCATGAGATGGAATGAAACTGCATATCCAGTCAGCAATTCTGTTTTTCGCACCTGGATATTTGATTACAACGCTCATCATTCACTCCAATCTATTGCCTGTCCACAATTTGGACAAAATTTATCTATGTCAGTGACACGTCTTTCGCAACACGGGCATTTGTATTTAAAGAACGTAAGTACGGACACCCCATCAGGACTACGCCACCCTGAATGTTCAACGTTCGGTGCTTTAGGTGTAGCTTTATCGACTAATTCTTGTAAGGTTTTTAATTGCCATTTTGCGTTATACTTTTGCAAATTTTTATATTTTTGCGATTGTTCACAAATATATTGAATATCCAGCAACGCTTCTTGATATCTATTCATCACTTGCCCCAATCTATTGTCTGCCCACAATACGGACAGAAGCTAAACCAACGTGGTCTTATCATTGCTTCTTTTGTTCGTTCAAGTCCAAATGCTTGATGACAATTAGGGCAATATCCATTGTTGATATTTACATCAGGTTTCTTCGGCGTTGCCTTATAAACGAGTTCCTGCAACTCTTTTCTTGCATTCTCTCTTTTGGCTTCTAACTCATCCCTATACGGTTTATCGTCAACTGCTTCATCAAATACTTGCAACGATACAGCAAGATAATTTAATGCTTCTTGATATTTATTCATTCTTCCACCACTTTCAATTTGCACCATTTAGGTTTCTTTATTTCGCTTTTACATTTTCCGCGTATGACCTTTGTATATTTTCCGTTTTCTGAAAAATCAATATTGCAAACGCAGCCATACGTATCGGGCTTGTTCAACTTCTTATCAATTGGATCAATCATTGCTTCATTTGACCAAAAAGGATGATGATAATGTAAATATCCAAACGGACAATTACTGCAATATTTCGGAATTTCCATTGGGACTATATATTTGCTCATAACCCAAGTTCCTCTAAGGTGTAACGTTTGTTTACTTCCATACCTTTGTACATTGTTCCTTTTTCAAAAAGCGGAAGCGTGCAATAGTCACCTGGTAGTTCAATGCGTAAGTATTGTTTATCATTCAAGCAACTATGATTTATTTTTTCGATGTATCTAACATCTTCCCTAAACGGCTTGATGACCGCTGATAAATAAGCCTTTTCAACATCATCAAGAATTGGTGGTTTATATTCTTGTTCCAACCAATTAAAGAAGTCTGTTATTTTTTTATAACTGTTATCTACTAAATAACTTCGTTTATAAACAATCTTGTTTTTGTAAAGTGCTTCAATTGTATGTGTGCATTGTGTTTCAGCTACTTTAATTTCAAGTTTATTAAGGTTGTATTTTTCTTTATTCTTCATTGCCATTAACCCACTTTCCAGTTATTGTGTTTAGCCACACAATCGCTTTATTCAGTTTTTCTTCATCGTCAAGTACAAATCTATTCAGAAGTGTTCCGTTGAATGTTAGATCTAAATAGTATTTTTTCTTGTTTTCTTCATTCTTCTTCATAGTCCTAAGTCCTTTAAAGAAACAATGCTTTCGATGTCTTCTTGGATACATTCATCGTCATAATCTGAATCAAATTCATTAAGGTCCCAATATGCAACGACATATCTACCATCTGCTAATTTCAATAAATATTTCTCATCTCCATTAAACGGAAATGGTTGTAATAATGTTTTTTCTTCTGTTGTATTAGTTGTTTTCTTCATATTTCCTCCACCAATCTAAATTTTTTAATACGCAATTGTTCTCTGTTGATCCTGTTATGTCGATTTACATAAATCTGCAAGAAACCCATTGTTTTGTAGTAGGTCCTCTCTGTGCTGCTTCCGCGAATAGTCTGTATGTTTCCGTCTCGATCGACTGCACAATAGACAATCTTCGGATTCTTATACGGTCCACGTTTTTGGATAGTTTCCATTTGCCAATCTCCTATTTTCCACTCTGGATTGCTGGATAAATCATTCGGCGAGCAATTTCTGCAGCTGCCTTTTCGTTTCCTTGCATTTTTCTGATTTCGTAAACTTCTTCGAGGCATGCGTTCAATGAACCGCATTGGCGCTGTGCGATAAACTTCGGACCCTTTAGCCCTTGTGTTCGTTTGAGAAGCAACCATTGTCCACCATCGTCTTTCGCAGCGTAATAACCACCGTCAATGTAGATCAGTTCAAGATTGCTTCTTTTCTTCTTGTTGTTGTTCTGCTGTTTCATGTTCTTATTTCCTCTCACTCATTGCAAATGGTGCTTGAATTAAATCATCGATTAAGTATGTCGTATGCTTCTGCATGGCTTTGAATTCACCGTCTTTTCGTACCTGCAGGTACATGTGTTCATCGTAATAAACGCGTTCTTCTAGGCCACGCTTTGTAGGTTTGTTGATTGTTCTCTGCTTGTCGAATTCAAGCAGATTGCAATCGTTGACTAGAGTCACTTTAATGCATCGGTGTATCTCTTTGTATCGACGCAAAATTTCTCTTGCTTCGACTGGTAGGCTTGGGATTTTATCTCCATTTTCGCAGCTAACTTCTGGCATGCTTCCCTACCGCCTTATCTGCTTCAATTTCCATTAGTGCCTGGATTAGTGCTGCCTTATTCAATGCCACTCGTCCAATTGTGTTGAACGGATACTCTGGGTTTTCTTCGCGGATATATAATTTTTCATCATTTGCTGAAATTCTAAAGCGTTGATTATTTTTTCTGTCGTTGATTATGTATTCTTTTTTCATGTTAATTTTTTTATCCTTTCTCCTATTTCTTTTGCAATCGGTACGGACAATCCATCACCAGCTGCTTTATAAATTTGACTGTCTGATATACCTGCCTTAATTAGTTTGTCAGTGTATTCATCGGGTACTCCCTGCAATCTCATGCATTCTTTTGGTGTAAGTTTTCGGATTGTATACTCTTTGCCATCTTGGATAAATACACCATGTATACCTTGATTGCATGAACGATCTTTTGATTTCACCAATACATGCGGCTCTCTTCCACCACCTTGTGCAGTATTCAAGCATGGTGATAAACCATCTGTGTCATAAACCCTGTATTGGTTAGGGTTGAATCTTTTATCCGAATTAAGACTTGCTACCTGGTTTATACCCGTCTGTTCACATTCATTACCTTCAATGATGTACGTTCCGTTTGATAATGCGTTTCCATATCTTGCGGTGATAGTGGTTGAATTGATTTGCTCTCCCAACTTATCAGTCTGTCTATCGTCCGCTGTGATAGGTAGTATTTGCTTTCTACCTTTGGCTCTAAGATGTCCGATAGTGTACACTCTTTCCCTATTCTGCGGGACTCCAAAATCTTTTGAGTTGAAAGTCTGCCATTCAATGTCATACCCCAATCCATCCATTGCAAGAAGTATGGATAAGAAGTCATATCCGTAGTTGCTTGATAACATTCCCTTAACGTTTTCGTAGACCAACCATGTGGGTTTATCTTCTGCTTTTTCTTCGATGAGCCTAAATACTTCACCGACAAGGCTTGATCGTTCTCCGTCAAGTCCTTTTCTAAGTCCGGCGATTGAGAAGTCTTGGCAAGGTGCTCCGAAGAACCAAACATCACATCTTGGAATGTCAGCTGCTCGTACGTCTCTAATGTCGCACCCTTCTGGTTTGTTTCCATGTATGATTTCATAATCCTTTCTTTTGTGTTTGTCGAACTCGCAAGTGTACACGCATTTGAAACCTGCCTGTTCCATTCCCATACGTGCCATTCCTACACCTGCGAATAGATCAACAAATGTTAGTTTCATGTGCTTTGTTCCACACTTTCTCTATTTCTTCATCTGTTAGTGGCGTGTTATCTGCGTATGTGTTCCACCAGGTTTGTAGCTGCTCTTTTGTATCAACATCATATATTGCGATCAACACTGCACAGCTCAGTAGAATTTCACGTCTTGTTCTCTTTTGTATTTGTATCTGTAGCGTTAATTTATCCTGCATCTCTTGCACAGATTGTTTCCACATGTACTCAGGCATTGCCATAACCTTTGACTTTAATTGTGCAGCTGTAGGAGGATAGTTTGAGTTACCACTCTTGAAGTAACTGTCTAACGCTCCTGCTACTGCAATCTGATCAACATCTGCAAGCGTGACCACGAAAGAGTTAAATATATCAATAATTTCTTTTTTTGTTTTTCTTGTGTAGTACTCTGGATATCTTAATCGCAGAGTTTTTAGTAGATTTCTTACTTGTGATTTTTCCAATTTCTGAAAATCCTCCTAATATAGATAAAAGTTGCAACTTTCGTCAGCACACACTATTTATATTTCTTATATATGTATGCACTATCTATATTTCTTAGTATTCTTATACTTCTTTATATTCTTATCTTTCTTATATTCTTATATTGCTGTTAGGTCCCTGTTAGGTCCCTGTTAGGTCCCTGTTAGATTCCCTGTTAGATTCCCTGTTACCCTGTGAGTCTGTAACTTGATATTTTGCGTAGTTTACTATCGTTATAAGTCTTCCACACCCTGTTAGTTCGTCTGTTATTTCCCCTGTTGATTTTAGGTGATTTAGTGCAGTGCGTACATTCATGCATGTTAGACCTGTATTTTTAGATAGCGATGGTAAGGATTCAAGAACTTGACCTTTTTTTATTTTGATTGTTTTAAATTCTTGTTCTTCATCCAGCCAACTGGCACGCAATAGCAGATAGTGCCACAAGTGCGCAGTATTAGGGTCTTTAAACCATCGCCAGTTCAGCAATGAACGATAATCCTTAATCCATCCACTATCATTTCTACTCATACTTCACCTCTTAGAACGGTAAATCATCAGAACTTACTTCCACATTTGGAAGATAATCGAAGTCAGACATTTGCTGTGGTTTTGGTGCCTGTGTTGCTTGTGGTTCATATGATGCTTGTTCTTGAGATTGTACTGTTTGCTTACTGTGCAATAAGTTAACTGAGTTTGCTAATACTTCTGTTACATACACTCTCTGACCATCACGATCATAGTTACGTGTTTGGATTCTTCCTTCAACACCAACTGTATCGCCTTTATGTGCATACTTACCTAAGAAATCTGCACTTCCACGCCATGCAACGCAACTGATGAAGTCTGCTGATTGCTCGTTATTGTTCTTCTGCTCTTGCGATAATCGTCTATCACACGCAACTGTGAACGATGCAACGGATAATCCGCTTTGCGTTTTTCTGAGTTCAATATCCTTAGTTAGTCTACCGACCAAAACTACACTATTAATCATTGGTGACTCTCCTTATTTACTTCTGATAATCTAATCACTACTCTTGGATTGTCATCATATGCTTTGTACACATACAGCTCTGTAACTTGCTTATCATCCAAGAATGCTAATCCATTCAAGCTATCAAGTATGATTTTGGCAATGTTATCGGAATCAGGCTTTACAGTTGGAAGTAATGTACATGCGATTGCTTCGCGTTGCTTTTTCTTACTGAATGATTTTGGAATTGGGAAGTATGCAAGTATCTGAGCCTTTAATGCTGTTTCAGTTGGCTCATATCCAATTGGTAATGATTTCTGTGCACAGAATCTAACTTTTCGCTCATAATCTGCTGTATCTTTTGGGGTATAAGTGAAACCACGCTTTGTAAAACGTGGTCTCCCTTTTCCCTTTGGCTCACCTGGAACGGTAATGATGATGTCATTCATGAATTTCTCCTGTTTCATAATCGCTGATTGTAAATTGTCCTTCTGGTGCATCACTTGTCGGTGTGCGGTCAAACGGTGCGGGCTGTGGTATAATTTTCCAATCTATTTTTAATTGTTCCTGTGATCTATAAATTAGCTGTAATTCGATTTTTAATTTTCGTGGTGCATATGGATCTTTATATTCAGATTTTGTGTCTTCGGTTAAGTCTTGTATAGCGTTATCAAGAATATTATTAATTTCAGATTGATTTGCTGATATTAAATCGTAAAATGTGACATTATCAATTTTCTTATTAATTGTTATCATTATGCGTTATCTCCTTCTTTAATTTCTCCGGTTTCTGCATCGATAATTTGTGATAAGTCAATATCATTCTTAACTTCTTCCATATGATCAGAAATTGAAGATTTAACCGTTTCATCTGTATTGATCTTCGAAACTAGCTCTGTGGAAAGTGGTGCATATTTTAAAGCTTGTTTTAAAACTGTTTTCTTTGCCATGCTTTCAAAGTCTGATTGCCATGGTCCATTATTGAAAGTTTTTGAAAACTTCTTCGCATGCTTTAATACATCATCATGGGACATTACTTCAAAACCATATCCACCATTTGTATATTCAATAACCGCATAGTATGCAGTAGGGTTTCCGCGATTGCTCATTGCTGGAACATGCACTAAGTCAGAGTGCAATCCTAACTCATACTTGAATTCATCATTTTCATATACTGTTTCTGTGCGGATAGTTTTAATCTGTCCTGAATTATATGCCAACTGTAACAATCCTTTATATCCAAGCTGGAATTGACAACTATTTCCATAAGGAATTAGGTACGCTTGGCCTAAAGGTGTGTTAGGCTCTAGTCCTAATTGTGCACTCTGCATCATCGCAGATAAGAACGTTGATGGTGAACATGCTTGCAGCTTCGGATTGTTAGAAACTGCTGATAATGTAATACGTGTAAAACGCTCTGGAGTAATCGTTGAAGGAAGAGCCTTCTCAATCTCTGGTTTCATGATTGTAATGTAGTCTTTAATTGTTTTATTTTGTGTTGATACTCCAGCTTTTGATACTGTTGCTGGTGCCTTAGCTGCTTTAATTTCTGTCATAATGTTTTCTCCTTAATTTTTGTAATTTTGAATACTCTTGATTGAGTTGTTTTTAGATAGTTTTGGTAAATCTCCGGATGGTCACTCTCTAAACTCTTGGCATCAATTGATGATCTATTTTGCGTTTTCCATGAGACTTTGTACGCGGCTGTGAATCCGCCTTCATGGTCGCCGATTTCTGCTTTGATTTTGTTCTGATACTCCGCTTTAATTTTGTTTAAAGCATCTATCTGTACATCTACATCTTGAATGGATTGCAAGCATTGTGTAACTGTGCTTGAGTAGCTTAAATCAATTACATCTTGTGTATCATTTGAATATCGTTTCTGGAGAGCGTTAGACGTGCTTTCTGAGCCGTCTATATCTGGGGCAGTATTATTTACTACCAAATCCCAAAACGCTCTCTCTGCGCTTAATAACGCATCTATATGTTCGTCATTTCGGTCAATCTGTAGGATATGGAATTGTGTATTGTCTTTTTTTACTGCGATATACCACTTTTCGCACCCTGTCAGCATCATGTAATGCATACACTGCCAGTAGTACTGTGGCGGTATCTCTCCGTCCTGATAAGCCGTCTTGTTCCATGCGGACGTTGTCTTACATTCCAAACCAGCATTTTCACCAACGACCATACGATCAACATGTCCAGCAAGGAATGGATATTCTTTGCAAAGATATGTCATGTTTGACCGGCGCACAGATTTGCCCGTTTCTAAGCAGAATCGTTTAGCCACGATTTCCTCTTCTTCTGTGCCAAACCAAACCTGCAGCTTATCGCTAATATCATCTGGTTCAAGCTGACCGGTTTTCTCTAGCCATAATTCATATTGAGACTTCCACGGATTGACATTCATGATCGTTCCGGTATCACTGCCACCGATAAACTTATGTCTATCCTTTGCTGGATCTCCGCTAAATGGCTTTTTATAAAGTGTTAATTTCTCCATTTGATTTCCTCGTATTTCTTATTCCAATTGAGTTGTGCATTCTCCATTGCTTCATCAAACATCTCTTCGTATTTATCTTCTTCAGGAGTGATAAATGATGGGGAATCTTCTTCTATAATCACTAGATCACTCTTCATCTTCTGTATCATCTTCTTTTTCCTCTATATTCTCCGATGAGCAAAATGGACATACGGGATAAGTCCGATAAGAATAATCGTGATATCCCTTTTTCCATTTCATATCGTCATCTGCAAAGGTTCTGTGACAATGGTTGCAAATCATCTTCATATCCTTACTCTGCCATTTCTTCAGCCGTCAAAGGACGTTGGGAATAAGAGTATTGAAGAACGGCGTTTCCTAGTATGTATGCGATGAATGCAAACCCTAGAACCACAGCTAATGCTGGTTTAATTGTCTTCATGGCTTAATTCATCTTCTTTCTTAACAACTCTTTGATTTTCTCTTCTGTCGTTGTTTTGTGGTCTGTATTGACAAATTCATCTTGCATCTTTTTAAGTTCTTCAGGATTTGAACATCTTTCCGTTTCAATTCTTGAGATTTTTTCGATTAAATCTGCCATTTCCCCGATTTCCGGATTTTCTTCAATGAATTGTCTAATTGCTAACACTTCTTGTGCTAGGTCTAATAAACCTCCATTTGATTGGAATGCAACGCTACCGTCTTTTGCTTCAACTTTAATCATTTTCTTTTATCCTCTTTTCTGTGTTAGAATTTGAGTGATGATTTAGGTTCATCACTTGGCGCTGTCCTTTGCTGTGGGCGCGCCATTTTTTGTTTTCCACTCTTCAAATCTTGCTTTAAATTTAGGCTCGTTCTGCTTATCGTTTAGCACTTGTAACGCAAGATAGTTGAGTGATTGTAAATCAGTTTTTTTGATTGTCATACTCTTGTAAAACCTTATTGATGAAGTACACTTGCCCTTTTCCAGTAACCCTGGTTGTGCGGGTTACTTTTGGATCATGTCCACTTCTCTGTATGGTTCTTTCGATAACTTCAAACAACTTCATTTCCATACTCTTCTGTGTGGGTTCACATGAGTGTTTGAAGATATAACCGTTATCTCTTAACCATGTCCATAGGCGATTTCCACCAATTTTCACGCCATTTTGGCAAATCAACTTCGCAAGGTCGTATACAAGAATGCTAGTGTCCGATTGTGCAACAGCATCAGCAAATAAGGCTTTAGGCTTCATTTCCTTATTTTCGATTTCTAGTGTAGCGATTGTCTTATGTGCAATCTCTAACGCCCTTGCCATTACTCTTTCAGGGCTGTTCCATGCGTTCTCAACTTGAATGAAGTATTTTCTAGCCTGTGTGCCTTTTTCGTTACGTTGTAACATTGCGATTTGTTTCGCTGTGTCAATCGTTAGCTGGTAGTCGTCAATTTCTTTATGTGCGCCATTATTTACAACCGTAAACTTTTTAACGCTTGTAAAATCTTCGCCATCTGTAAGTCCATACTGTTTCATTCGGTCGAACCAACTATTAAATCTTTCTGTTGCTTCTAAGAATTCATATAAATCTCTTGCTGAAACTGTGATGCGTTCTGAATCTGTTGTGTTAATCTTTAATAATTCGTTCATGTTTTCCTTTCTAACCTCCTGCTATACTGTTTGTATACGGAGGTCTTTTACATGATTGAGTTCTTTTTGACTAATAAAGATGTAATACTTTACTGCATTTCTGGTGCCGCATTTGTAATGTCAACATTTCAAACGATTGTTTATGTCGTAAGGAAACTAGCGAAGATTAAATTTGATGTTCTTAATAAGGAAGTTGCTTTTTCTGGTATCGTATTAACATTCCGTTTTACAAATCTTTCCGATTTACCTATTTCCATTCACTCTATTGATATAGTTACAAGCGACAAGATTACTTACTCTTGCCAACTCTTGAAAGAATGGATTAGTGAACGATACTATCCAAAGTTTCCGGAAACCGACATCCCAAGAACCGAACGAGTGTATTCAACCGAATTCCCCACAAATCTCGACAGTTATCAAAGTTCAATGAATTTTGTTAAGTTTGAAATTCCTGAAAAAACAATCAGCCAGTTAACTAATGAAAATGTCAAAATCATCATTCATACAAATCGGCGGAATTTTTCTAAGCGCGTAAATCTAAAGCGTGTGAACTTAAAGCCAACGCTTAGCCTCTAGCGATTTCTGAACCAGTCAATGAGTTCCCATATAGCCATTGCTAGTTGCATAAGTACCGATAGCCCTAATAGGGTTATGCAAAATAAATACCCAAAATCCGACATATCCTTTTCCTTTCACATGTTTAATCCTTGATTGACGTTGGCAATCCAGCTTCAACTATCAATACTTTTGTGTCTTCCAAACCGATAAGCACTGATATGTTAGGATTGCCATTTTTTTCTATCCACTCTGATATGGGTTTGGATAGTTTTTTTAATTCATTAAGGGCATCTGTTGTCATGCTTTCTCCTTTCTGCCGCTTAGTAACGTTTATATGCGTTAATTAGTTCGGTTAATGCTTCAATCATTTCCGGCATGATACTTTCTTTGTCGGTTCCGTCGATGTTTTCCAGTTCTTTTTGAACCCAATCACACAATGCATTGATTGTTTCGATTACTTTTTTGTCCATACGTTCCTCCTTTCTTTCGCCTAACCCCTTTCATATAATTGATGTGAAAGGAGGTGAATAATAATGAGTAAAAATGTATATGCCTGTTTATTAGGCAATTGGGTGTGTTTGAATGATGACGTTAATTGCAAAATTGGTAATAACGATCAATCTCCGTATGAGTGGTACGAAGAGAATGCGCCAATTTGGTATCCGATAAATAGAAATGCATTCGATAACGAAAATTCATTCTATGATTTCCCTTATGTGAATATCTTTTACAAAGGGAATTCCTATCGCATTCATCCGTCATTTATTCAAATTGTTGTAAGTTAATGTTTTCCAAATCTTTTTCCGTGATGTGAATATTTCTTTTTGCATCATGGATTTTATTTTCAAATAACTTGTCAACCGCAATTCTTAACTTTAACCAATCGAAATAACTTAAAGATGTTAGTGATTTAATTGCGTTTTCTAATTCGTTCATGTTTCCTCCTTTCTGTTTAAAGTAGGGATTGTTTCTCTACTTTTTAAATACTTCTCTATAGACTTCGTATTTGTTGAAATAGATGTCCACGCCACAAACGTCATCACCAAGCCCAAGCATCTTTTTCAATACTCGGAAATTTGGTTTTTTAAGAATGCCGTCATTAAGTACAATTCTCCTTTCTTTGTCGATTTTTTTTGTTTCACATTCGATTTTCATGTTCTTTCCTTTCTGAAGTTACTTTTTTTGTAACTATAATTCATTAAAAAAAGCGGCTTCTGATATCGTATTGTCATAACGTCGTAAGTATTTCAGCATCTTATCGATATCCGCTTGCGTGAACATTCTTGTTTCTAACTTTTTGCGGAATGTAGGTGCTGAAGCACCAATAACCATCGCCATTTTCTCTTTCGTGATATCAAACTTCGCCATTAGTCCAATTAACTCTCTGTTCATTCTCTTCCCCTTTCTAAGTTACTAAATAGGTAACTTCTACGCTTTTATATTACTTTTTTTGTAACTTAATGTCAACAAAAATTTTGCATTTATAGTAATTTTTCTTTCTGATATTACAATTTATTTTACTATTAGCGAAAAATATATTATATTTGTAATGCGAAAGGTAACATTATATATGAAAAATAAATTTTCTGATGTTTTTAAAAAATTACGCATCAAAAACAAGTACACCCAAGAGGATATAGCAAACAAATTTGATATGACAAAAACGGGTATTTCCTATTGGGAGAATGGAAAGTCTGAGCCATCATTAGAAGTCATCGAAAAACTTGCAGAATTATTTAATGTTTCCATTGATTACTTATTGGGTAATTCCAATACAGAAAATGATTGTGGGATTATGCACAATCGTACTAACGTTATAGGCGTTGTTCCAGCCGGCACACCTTTAGAAGCAATAGAAGACATCATCGGTGAAATTGAATATCCGTCACGTTTTGCAAATAAAGAAGTGTTCGCATTGCAAATAAAAGGTGACAGCATGAATAAGGTTTTACCTGATGGCTGTATAGGCTTATTTGAGAAGACAAGCACATTAGAGAATGGAGAGATAGGCGCTATCATGGTGAATGGTGACGATGCTACAGTTAAGAAGTTTTACAGACTGACTGATAGTTATGTTCTTGAGCCAGTGTCATTCAATCCTGAACATCACCCACTAATCATCAAAGATGGTACTGATCCAGTGTCAGTAATAGGAAAACTGATTTGGTATTGCTCCAAAGAAAGCGTTATATAAGGTGGCGTTACATGGCTATATATTTAGGAAAAATCATAAAAGAGTATAGGGACGATAACAAATTAAGCATGGACGACTTTGCGAATAAAACAGGGTTAAGCAAGCCTTATATTGCGATGTTAGAAAAAAATTTTAACCCAAAATCAAAAAAGGAAATTGTTCCAACGGTTGACACTATTTCAAAATGTGCAAAAGCAATGGACATAGAATTTAATGATTTATTCAATGTTTTAAGACTTAGCAATTCAATCGTTACAAATTTTGCAATAGACAACCGAATTGCAATCGTTCTTGAAATGATGCAGAACATGACTATAAAAGACAGAAACAAGACTTTAGAAGTTATCAAAGCGATGTTTCCTGATTTGTATAAGGAAGTCAAGAAATAACGAAAAACAGCCACTATAATAAATGTAAAAATATACAATTTTTGACATTATGATTTTCCATAGTGTCAAAATGTGCGATTTTTGACACTATAAATCTTTACATTGCCAATAACTATACAAAAATGGCAATTTTTATACAAGAAAGGAATTAAAATGAATGGTCTAATACCAGCTGTTATATACGCCCGTTTCTCTTCTTCAGGGCAGCGTGAGGAGTCTATCACTGGACAATTAAGAGATTGCAAGCGATACGCTGAAGAACACGGGTTTGAGATAATCAATGAATACATTGATGAAGCCAAAACAGGAACATCAGATAATCGCCCGTCATTCCAAAAAATGATAAGGGATAGCGAAAATAAGCACTTTAAGGCTGTCATCGTTTGGAAGTTGGACAGATTTGCACGCAATCGTTATGACAGCGCTATATATCGCTCAAAGTTAAAGAAAAACGGCGTAAAGATATATAGCGCTATGGAAAACATATCAGATAGTGCTGAGGGAATAATCATGGAGGGACTTATGGAAAGCATGGCGGAATATTACAGCGCCAACCTTTCCGAAAATGTCAAACGTGGTAACAGGGAAAGTGCATTGCAGCTGAAGACAATAGGAAAAAAGGTTTTTGGATATGGTAGAGATGCTGACGATCACTATGTCATAGACGAAAATGAAGCACCTATTATAAGGCGCATTTTTAGCGAATATACAAGCGGCAAGACAATAAATGATATAATTACCGACTTGAACAAAGACGGCATCTTAAACGCTCGAAAATCGCCATGGAATAAGAGTTCTCTGAATACTATCATCAGCAATGAGAAATATATAGGGACATACAAATACGCCGACTACATTGTGCCTAATGGAATGCCAGCTATTATATCTAAAGAAATGTTTGATGTTGCACAAGAAATAAAAAATAGGCACAAGAAAGCGCCAGCACGATCACGTGATGCTAAGTACCTATTGACTGGTAAATTGTTCTGTGGGCATTGTGGAAGCGCCATGACTGGTGAATACGCAACAAGCAGAACGGGAAACCGTTACTATTACTATACGTGTGTGAAATTCAAAAAGCGCAAGTGTGATAAGAAGAGAGTCAAGAAAGACTGGATAGAAGAAGTTGTAATTACTGAATTGATAAACCAGTTGAACGACATGGACTACATAAACAGGCTTGCTGATAGTTTTATGGAATACCAAAAGAAGCAGCTAGAAGATAACAGCGATGAAAAAATGATAGAGTCCAAGATCAAGGACGTGTCCAAGTCTATCAACAATGTAATGAAAGCCATTGAAGCTGGAATTATCACGGAAACAACCAAAGCACGCCTTGAAGAGTTAGAACAGAATAAAGCGCAATTACAAATCACGTTGCATAAGGTCCAAGCAACAAAGCCACCGTACATTGAGCGTGATATGTTCCTATTTTGGATTGATAGCCTAAAGACAGATACAGGCAATTACGACTACAAAGAAAAACTTATAGATACATTCTTGAATGCTGTGTACTTATACGATGACGGATATATAGACATCGGAACAAATCTAATCAAGGGGACTAAACGTATCACTGGTTCGACTTTGGAAGCATTAAGCGCACCATTGAAAAGGACTTCAATATCATATTGGAGTCCTTTTTCTACTTATTTGAATACTCTTTCTAATCCATCTACATATTCTTTAAAATTAATCCCATTGACTTCCTCAATGTGTTTGATCTCTAAACTATTAAATTCTGGATGGAATGCGCCACAGATAGCAGTGGATATAGAACCAATCGTATCACTATCCCCTGCAATATTAGCCGATAATTGAGCAGACTTCATTGGATTCCCTTTACTTAAGATAATCATCGCAAGTACAGCCGGAATTGTTTCAATAGTCTCAAAACCAACACCGTATACTATCTCAAGTTTCTCAAGAACTTCCTTCTCAGATAATGTCATAATATCCTGTCGAATTAAATCAAGTCTCTTTGATAGCGACGCTGAAGGAAGTTGGTTTCCATGTTTCATGCCCTTTTCAATTGCAAGTTTCGCTAGTGACCAAAGTTCTTCTTCATCATATTCATGTCGCAACGCATAACTAGATAGCGTTGCGATAACACTCGCACCTGCAATCGCAATACTTGTATTGTGCGTTGGAAGACATAGTTTACAAACATCATCTACTAAGCCTATGATGTCATGATAATCATGCAGAATTCCAAGTGGGCTAGCTTTCATAGCAGAACCATTCGTGGTTCCATACTTTCCAGACTCTACATAACTTTTACCAGCACGTAATAAATCTAGAGCTTTTGAAGTAGATGGTCCAATTTGACTTGCATTCTTTTCTGGATTTTCATCTGCCCATTGCAATAATTTGTGAAGGTATAATTCTGTATCAAATTTTCCATCTTCAATGATTGAATCACATACTAGTAAGGTATTCACAGTATCATCTGTCACCTCACCTGCTTTAAATTTCCGCTTGAAGAAATCATTCTTTGAAGATGGTAATAATGCATGGATACCATCAGGGAATGTTTCATCAAATATTGTACGGCACATCATTTCAGATGGCATACCCATCGCGTCACCATAAGCACACCCAAAAATCAACCCAAATATTTTATTTCTTTGGGAAAAATTCATTTATTTCACTTCCTTTGTATCTTGATATGTAACAAATGTAAGAGTAAATGTTACTAACATTGCGGCGATACATGCAATAACCGCCCAAACTAGTCCACCAATACCTGGAACATTTGGATTAATGAATGACATAACACCTGTTACCCCCATACTAATCGCATACATTGGGGAATTTGATAAAGCCAAGATTAAACCACCTACTAATCCACCAATCATACAGAACCCAAAGCGTTTCTTAACTGGTAATGTAACACCATAAATCGAAGGCTCGATAATACAGAAACATGCACTTAAGAATGCAGGTAAAGCTATATTCTTTGTCTTAATATCTTTACTCTTTAAGAATACCGCAAAGCAAGCTGCCATATGCGCGAAACTTGCAGGAAAGATTGACGCTACAATAAGAGAATTTCCTAATGAGCCATATTCCATAATTCCTAACGTAATTAATGGCCAATGCAAGCCAAAAATAACCAGCGGTTGATAAATTAATGTAATTACTGCAAATGCCAAAATCTTTGATGTTGAAATCAAACTATTTAATCCAGCTTGTAATAAGTTTTGGATAATCATTGAGATTGGTCCAACTAATAATACACCTACGATTCCCGCAAATAGAATTGTAAAGAAAGGAACCATAAACTGTCTTGTTACACGCGGTAATACTTGTTTTAAGATCTTCTCAATCTTAGAAGCCAAGAAGTTTACCATCATAATAGGAATAACCGTTGATGTATACCCTGTTGCAGGGAAAATAATTGGAATTCCTAAGAATGTTTTAAATACAGGCATTTCTATAGGTGTACCTGCAAATAGTGTAAACAATGGATCACCTGCATTAATCGACTGAGCCATACCTGGGTAAATCATAAATGCGCCTAGAATCATACCGATAAATGGATCCATACCAAATGCAGTTGCACTTGTATAACCTAAAATAACTGGGAAGAATGTTAAGCATGCATTCCCTAAGTTAGATAATAGAATATTTGTTCCATCCCCACTTGTGATTACCCCTGTTGATAATAGAATTGAGTTTACACCCGCAATGATTCCGCAAGCACATAAAACACCTAATGATGGAACTACAATTTTCGTAATCAATGCCGCAAATCGATTTAATACATTTTTATCTTTTGTTTCTTCTTGTGGAGTTTCTTCTACCACATGTACAAACTTAATAAACTCTTCGTAAACATCTCCTACCTGTGTACCAATAATCACTTGTAATTTCCCCTCAGCAACCTGAGTAGAAATAATGCCTGAATGATTATCTAGATTTGCGCGATTCGCTTTAGAATTATCTTTTAACTTCAGCCGCAATCGTGTCATGCAATGCGTAGCTGACTCAACGTTCTCCTTTCCTCCTACATTTTCCAAAATAAACTGTGCTAACTTTTGATTCTCATTCATATTGATCCCCCTTTCATGATATTGATCTTTGAATATGAATTATTAGATATGTTAACTCTTCGTTGCCAATTTCCACTTCATATTTAACATGAATAAATTGTTTGATGTTTATCGCACATAAGTATGCGTCTTTATATGCTTCCTTTAACATATTTAACAGTGCTTCATTCTTATCATCACTTCCAAATTCATGATGTGTAACAATGTT